TTGTAAACTTCTAAAGCTTGTTAGCCCTGCAATATTTATTGCCTTGAAAGCCGCAGTAGCGCCCGCTACCATTCTAACAGAACCAACTGTTATTGCTGTTCTAACTCCTGCAAATGCAGTGCTTAGATAAGCTATTTGTCTTCCTGAAAGTAAGAAAGCGCTTCCTGCAATACCTGCTAAAGCACCTACGATTATAGATAGCTCAGTTCCTAAGACATCCCCAAAGAGAGCCACAGAAGCTGTTGTAGTAGCCGCTATAATAGCAAGAGAACCTTTAGAACCAAACAGTAATGTGCTTAGTATGCTTTTTCCTCTTCTTAATGTCTTTGACGAAGTAACAACACTATTAATCAAGGAGAACATGCTTTTTCTAAACTTTGAACTTACAACTGCAAAACCAATAGAACCGTATAGCAAGGTAGTCAATAACCCGCCACCCGGAATAAAGCTTAATATCTTAGCTGGTAATCCTACTATGCTTCCTTCTAGTTGCTTACCAAATGCTTTACCAACAGAACCAAGTGTCTGTATAATAGCGTCAGTAGCCGCTGGAATTAAGTCTAGGAAAGCATCAAAGCCAATAGCTAGTGTAGTACCTAAGTTTCCACCTAGTTGTTTAAATACACCTGAGTCCACAAAAGCCGCAGACAACCCGCTAGCCACTCCTGCAAACAATAACACAAATGCCGCTGGTCCAATTTTACCAAATGTCTTCTTAAATAAATCTGGACTTAAAACTTTAGTTACACCCGCAACCAATGCCGCTCCAAAAGAAGCAGACAATACTGGTGATAGTGTTCCTAAGAACTCAAAAGCACGTCGTAAGCCATCACTAACCGCTACAGAAGCACTTTGCGCTAAGTCTGAGAATTGCGCTCTTGCATTTCCAAATTTAATCTTAACGTCATCTAATGTAAAGTTAGAGCGGAACGCTTCCGAACCACTTTTAAAACTTGCAAAAACCCCCCGGAACTTCTCATTAACTTTATCTCCAAAACGAGATACAGAATCAGAAGCCTTACTTAACCATTTCTCAGCTAAGTAATAGGTTTGCTCCATAGTATCAGTCCACCAAGAATTCTGAATTACTTCATCATATACCCAGTAGAACTTTCTCTCAATGAGGTTTAGGAAAGTTTTAATACTTTTCCATGCTTTTGAAAGATACTTTGTTGCAAAATCTGCAGTGTTCTTAAATAGTCGTTCAGCAGATTTCTCTGCGTCTCTTTGTGCTCTTAATATTTTTATGTAAGTTATGTAGTCTTTTATTGCACCGTCGCCACCCCTAAGTTGTAAATACTTAAGTGCCGCAAACTTCTTGCCTTCTTTATATAGCTCTTTTAAATTGTCTGAAGCAATAGAAGATAACTCAGCAACACGCTCTAGTGCGCTTGATTTAAAGTCTTTTAAATTATCAAATGCTCTGATAATTGTTTTGCTCATTCTATCCATAGCTTTAGTAACAAAACGTGTATCGTCTTTAGCGCTTCTTAAGAAGCCAACAATGTTGCCCATGCTCTTAGAAGCTCTTTCTAATAGCTCTGGTTTAGCAAAGTTAATGTCTATCTTATTACCAAAAGTAGCTAGGTCTTTAACATATAATACTGCAGTTCCTAGTATCGCTACTATGCCTTTAATAGTGTCAGATATACCTCTAAATATAGCTCCTATACCTTGTACAGAACCAACAACACCAGATACGATGCTTTCACGGTTCTTTTCTAAAGAGTCAGATATAGCGTTAAATCTTTGTGTGAACGCTCCGGTAATATTTAATGCCGCTGATATCTCACCAGTAACACGACCAATTTGGTCTTTCATTACTGAGAAGGCTTGTTCAGACGTACCTTCCATTGTTTCAAACTCTTCAGAGAGTTTTCCAGCTTGGTTGATAAGTGCGTTAAATACTACGTCAGTTGTCACTTCACCTTGTTCAGCAAGTTTCCTGAGTGCACCTAAAGGCTTGCCCATTTCATCTGCGATAGCCCCTGCTAGTCGAGGTGCTTGTTCTAGAACAGAGTTAAGTTCTTGTCCACGTAACTGCCCAGATGCTAAACCCTGTCCAAGTTGGAACAATGCCGCACGAGCAGATTCTGCGCCACTACCAGAGATAGCAACTGCTTTGTTTACAGACTCAACAGCACGAAGTATTTCTTCAGCTGATTTACCAGAGTCTTTTAATGCAATACCGAAACGGTTAAATGTTTCAGCTGACCCACCAATATCACCACGAGTTCTCTTGGCAATCTTGAATAAGTCGTTCATAGTCTTGTCTAGAGCTTTACCACGACCTGTTACAAGCGCGATTCTGTTCTCTAGGTTAACAAGGGAGTCTGAGGCTCTATTAACGCCTTTGATAACGGCTCCACCCGCTAATGCCGCACCGATACCAATAGCCATCTTTCTAAATGCGCTAGTAGCTCTTGCGGTTCTTGTTTCAATATTCTTTACAGAGTTCTCTAACTGACTTAAGTCCCTACGGGCTTGCCTCGAGTCCGAGCGTACTCTAATTTCTACACCACTCATTTGGTGTTTCTCCTTTCGATAAAAAAGCCCCCAACGATTACGCCTCTATATGAGGAATAACCATCGAGGGCTAAATAATTAATCAAGGCTTAAGCAATCCAATCTTTATCAAAACTTGTTCAATAAAGTATTGAGGTGCTTGTTTACTGTGTCCACGGTTTAGAAACTCTATATGCTCTACGTCATTCTTTATAGTGCCGTCTAAGTAGCCATCTGTTCCGCGAAACGTTTTGTCTTCCCAACCAGCACGAGCTTCGCCTGTGTCGATGGGTGTTACAACTCTTAATGTATTGACCGCAAAGTCAACACGATTTTCTATATCTTTGTTAGCAAGTCGCTGAACCTCTTGTTCAACTCTCTGCATTTCTTTTTCAAAATTAACAATCTTCATTGAAATCTTGTTTGCCATTAGTTACTCCTTTTTGAACAGCTCCCAACCAGAGTCGTCACCACCTTTAGCGTTCCTCATCATTTCTAGGAACTTACCTGTTGGTAATGCGTTGCCTTTGGCTTTCTCGGCTTCTGCTCTATCTGCTATAACTTTTAAGGACGGGAATAGGTTTGCACCTTTTTCTTTAACACCAAAAGCATTCATAATCATGCTTGTTCGATGGTCGTCTCTCCATCCTACTGGCCTTCTCCTGAAGAACTCTATCCATTTCAGAAATTCTGTATAAGGCATTTCTGATTGAAGCTGGTATACGGGCATACCTAATGCATAGGCAAGCTCATATATAGATTCTTCAGAGGGTGTTAGTTTCCCGTTTCTTCATCACCTAAACCAGAGAACCCAAGAATTGCTGTTGACAAGTCGTTAAGTTCTGCTATAGGGAATGTGTTGAAATCCGCATCTGTGATTTCCTCTGCGCCTATTGTCGCTAATCGAATTACATCACGAAGTAAGCCTAGTTGAGCGTCATCGCCCTTGGCCTTAGTTGCTTTGTTAACCATCTTCTGAACATCCATAACTTCAGCTACAGATAGTTTTCTAATTTCAACTTCGTCGCCCATGAATGGGACTTTTTTCTTAATTACTTTTCCTACTAAATGTTTCATAACATCTCTCTTTTACTAATTTATAATTTATCTTTTTCGTTAAACAGTTCTGAATTGTTAGCTTGAAAATCATCAAGCATCTTTCTAACTGTGTGCAATACTGATAGTGTTTCCATAATCTCACGACCTGTTTTTGATTCATTGTCAAAGTCTTTAAATCGTTCAAAAGATTTACGGATACTAATGTCTACGCTTCTACGCATATGTCTAAAGGTTGTACGCATAACGAAAGCTTTACTAAATGGTTTATCCATTGTATCTCTCTCAAATATGGTTGGAGGTTCCCGTTAAGGAACCCCCTATGTGATATTACAGTGTAGCTGGTCCGAAGAAATCAGATTGTGCTGACAAAGTAACTGTCGCTGTAGTCGCATCTGTTAACGCTGGGTTAACTAGGATAGCTTCGATTTTACCCTTGAAGTAGAACTCTGTGTTCTCAGGAGTAACAGTCGCCGCCGCGCCTTCGTCTTCAGTAACCGCTGATGAGCACATCATGAAACGGAATACACAAGCTTCTCCAACTAAATCGTGGATAGCTGTCATGTCGCCAGCGTTGTAGTTTACAGTAACTTCTAAAGAAGGAGCATCTGACTGCCCTTGAACTTGTGAAGAAGTCTTTTGACCGTATACTGGAACGTTTACGATGTTAGCTGGTGTACCAACTGATGGGAATTCACGTACTGAAGGCATACGAACATGGTCAGCGTCAGCTGTACCCGGTGTTGTACCTACGAATAGTGCCGCACATTCTGCCGCAGTGTCTGTTCCTGCAGGGATTGTGCCTTTGAAGATGTCTAGGTATGTGAAGATACCTGCACCCAATGATGAAATATGTGCCATTTTTTATTCTCCGTAATGTGTAAATGGAATTATGTAAGATGCACTATAAAGTGCTTTGTTTGAAGGGTCTAAACCCTCCACTGTTAAATATGATGTTCCTAGCTTTGTACCGTTAGATAGTGTTTTGTTCTGTAGAACGGTGTCAAGTAAGTTGGCTATTGCCATTAGTCTTCCCTGACCGTCACCGGCCTTCACGAACATTTTTACAGCTACGAGACCTGTAGTCTCTTTACTTACTCCAAATGCATAGTTTTCGCTTGATGATGGTAGTACATTTAACAGGACATACTCAGTACTAGAACTTTTTGAACCTAAGTAATTCATAGGATAAGTTTTAATATTGTTAGCAGTCCAAGCGGCATCGCCGAATACTGACTCAACATCACGTAGTATTAAGTCATACATTATAACTTCTCCCTTGTCAACTTCAATGTTATTACAAATCCGTCGTCCTTGAAGTCTGTTATATGGTAGACTGTAGTACCAATAGTTAGAGTATCATAGCCATCAACTACAACATTAGATTTCATCAGTCCTTTTGTCTCAAAAGAACCGTCTGAAGGTTTTGTTGTTGATTCTAAGAATACCTTAACCGCTTTACTAGTTGTGG